ACTTCAATACCTCCTAAAGGATGTGTAATTGATTGTGCATTTTGTCCACAAAAGACTTTGCTAAATGTATACGATTCAGATAAAACAATGACTTTGGAAAATTTCAAAAAGGTAATTGATAAATTACCAAAAGAAATAAGAATTACATTTTCTGGATTTACAGAACCTTGGTTAAATAAACATTGCACTGATATGCTTTTATATGCTCATGAACAAGGTCATCCAGTATCTGCATTTTCAACCGGAGTAGGTATGACGCTAGATGATGTTGAGCGAATCAAAGACATTCCATTTACTCAAGGACCAAATGGAGGATTTTGTTTACATTTACCAGATCAAGAATTAATCGCTAAACATCCAATTACTCCTAGATACATTGAAGTAATTAAACGCTTTAAAGAATTAGAAAATCATATTCAAGGATTTTATGTAATGAGTATGAGTGAAGTGCATGATGATATCAAACCAATCTTTGCAACAGCACACGTTCCAGAGTTTTGGTCTAGAGCAGGTAATTTGTTAGGAGAAGCTATTATCAAACCAGAGTTAGCTAAAATTGCAGATCGATTTAAACATATGGATCATGGTGATAAACAAATGACTTGCAATTGTATAGAAGATTTATATCACAATGTAGTTCTTCCTAACGGAGACGTTTCATTATGTTGTATGGATTATGGATTGAAACATATTCTAGGAAACATATATGAGCAAGAGTATGAAGACATTATTCCAAGACCATTGCAATGCTTTTCACTTTGTCAAGGATGTGAAAATGGTATAGAACCTAAAAATAAAAAATAAGTTATGAGTTTACAATATTGGTTAGACAATTATATATTAGATCCTAAAAATCAAGAAGTCATTTTCAATTTAGGTTGGGAATATGAAAAAATAGGACAAACAGCTTCAGCTGCTGGATATTATTTACGCAGTGTGGAGTTTGGTAAAGACAATGATAAAATATACGAAGCGCTTTTAAGGATGTCAATTTGTTTTGAAAAACAAACAAATAGAACATTTACTATTAAAGGAGTTCTTTTACGAGCTATATCTTTATTACCTAAAAGACCTGAAGCTTATTTTTTACTAGCTCGTGTATATGAGCGAAATAAAGATTGGCAGGAAGGTTATACTATATCAGAGTTAGGAATGCAATTTGCAACAGACAAACCAAATACTCATACAGATGTAGAGTATCCAGGCGATTATGGATTGCCATTTGAAAAAGCAATTTGTGGTTGGTGGATAGGGTTATGTGACGAAACTATAGCATCACTCAGATATATACATCAAAATTACAATTTAGCACCTGTATATAAAACAGCTGTTGAAAACAATCTTAGGAATTTAGGAAACTCTTGGAAAGAGCCAATGATTTATACTCAAGATCAATTCAAGCAATTAAAATATAAATTTCAAGGTGCCGAAACAATTGAAAGAAATTTCTCTCAATGCTATCAAGACTTATTTGTTTTATCTATATTAAATGGAAAACGAGATGGAACTTATTTGGAAATTGGTTCGGCAGATCCATTTTATGGAAATAATACAGCGCTATTAGAAACACATTTTAACTGGAAGGGACAGTCTATAGATATTAATCCTATAAGTGTAAGCGACTTCAGAAATAGAAGGTTAAATCAAGTAATAGAGGGTGATGCGACGAATATAAACTATGAGAGTTTGCTAACAGATCCAATTATTGATTATTTACAAATAGATTGTGATCCACCTAGTATTTCATATGAAACTTTATTGCAAATTCCATTTTGGAAACATAAATTTCGAGTAATTACTTTTGAACATGATGCTTATGTCGACGATACAAAAAGCGTAAGAGATAAGTCTAGAAAGTATTTAGAGTCTTATGGATATAAATTAGTCGTGGCAAATATAGGTCCGGACGCATATTCTCCTTATGAAGATTGGTGGGTTCATCCGGAATTAGTAGATGTTCATTTAATAGAAATAATGCAATCTGTTGGTAATGCAACTAAAAAAGCAGATATTCATATGTTAATCACATAGTTTCAAAAGAACAGCCCATAATTATTAATGTACATTTTAAGTAATGTAAAATTTAATAAATTAATATAATAATATAAATAAATTAGTTATGTCAGAAATCAAATTAACAGAACAAGAACTAAAACAAGTTCAAGAGCTTCGTACAAAATACGCAACAATCACTGCTCAATTAGGTCAGCTTAAAGTAGAGCAAATCATCGTTAACGAGCAAACCAATCGCTTAAGCGAGTTAGAATTGGAATTTACTAAAGAATATTTGTCTATTCAAACTGAAGAAGAAAAGCTAGCTGCAGCCATTACTACTAAGTATGGAGAAGGCGAAATTGATGTAGAAACAGGAGTAATTACTGTACTCTAATCTTCTGTTTGACCAAAACAAACCATATTTATTAGTAGATAAATAATCTTTTAACAACCAAATCTTAAACATAAAAACACAATGGCAGAAAAAATCGTTAGCCCCGGTGTCTTTACCGAAGAAAAAGATTTGTCGTTCTTACCTCAAGGAATTGCCGGTATTGGAGCAGCATTTGTAGGACCAACAACAAAAGGTCCAGCAATGATTCCAACATCAGTAACTTCATATAGCGAGTTCGTTCAAATTTTCGGTGATACCAATCCAAATTTATACTTACCTTACGCAGCTAAGGAGTATTTAGCAAATTCAGGACAATTAACAGTTGTTCGTACTTTACATGATGATGGATATGAATTATCAAGTCCTTTAGCGTTAGTAGCTACTGGTTCATTCGGTTCTAGACATATTGCATTAATTCACCCTTCGCAAGTAGTTTCAGAGACTACTGCATTTTATAATGGTACTACTCCATTGTTTCAAGCATCAGCATTAACTTCAAATATCTCAGGATCGTTCGTAATTAACGTATCTGGTTCATATACAGTTGATACCGCTGCATTCCCTAACGCTGTAGGAAATGGATCTGCTATTTATAGCGCTTCATTAAATAGCTCAAATGCTAACTTTTTAACTAAAGTATTTAGCAAGACTGCTAACACAACTTCAACTCCAGGTTATTTGTATACAATGTTTACTAAAGCTGCATCAGCTTCATTAGCTGCTGACCCTGCTTGTACTATTTCTATTCAAACTGGATCATTTGATTTCACTGATGGTTATATGGAAGCTCAAACTCCATGGATCATTTCTCAGACAGTAGCAGCTGCTAATCAGAATTTATTCAAATTGCATACTATCGCTGATGGTATTCATTCAAATTACGAAACTAAAGTTGCTATTTCAAATATCAAACCTGCTGGAACAGTAGCTGGATCTGAATATGGTTCATTTACCGTAACAATTCGCGCCGTAGATCAAACTAAATTAAACGCAATTGGTTCTCCATATACAACTCAAGACTCAGATGTTCGTCCTAGTATATTAGAATCGTTTGATAACGTTAATTTAGATCCTAATTCTGCAAGATACATTGCAAGAGTAATTGGTGACCAATATATGACATTTACTTCAGGTAAAGTTGTTGTATTTGGAGATTATCCAAGTAAATCTAAATATGTATATGTTGAAGTAGATGATAACGTAGCTAAAGGAGTTTATTCTCCAGAGTTAGTTCCTTTCGGATTTGCCGCTTTATTCAATCCATTACCTTCAGATTTTGGAAATATACCTTCTGCTAGTTTCGCAACTGCTCAAACTATCAATGGTATTTACAACAAACGTAAGCATTTCGGATTTGAATATGATTTCGTAAACACAGATAACATCAATTACTTAAAACCACTTCCTGCAGCAAATGCAACGATTGGTTCAAATGCTAAATTCTTATTATCTAATTGTTTAGAAGATTCAACTTTAGGCAGTAATGCTATTGACTTAACGACAGCTACTTCAATTGACTCTCGTAAGTTTATTGTTCCTTTCCAAGGTGGTTCAGACGGTATTCAATCTAACCGTAGAATTTTAGTAGGAGCTGATATCGTAGCTGCAAATACTCAAGGATATGATTTATCAAGTGCAACAGCTGCTGATTATTCAGTATACAAAAATGCAATTGATGCAGTATCTAATCCTGATGAGTTAGACATTAATATGATAGCTCTTCCAGGTGTTATTCAAGATGCTCACTCTGCAGTAATTGATTACGCTGCTAATATGTGTATTGACAGAGGTGATACTTTCTTAGTATTTGATTGTGTTGGCTTAACTGGAAATATTGCTGCTGCTACTTCAGCAGTTGAAGCTTTAGATAATAACTATGCCGCTACTTACTACCCTTGGGTGAAAATTGTAGATGCTAATATTAACAAACCAGTATGGGTACCACCAAGTGTGGTAATTCCAGGCGTGTTAGCTTTCAATGATAGAGTAGCTGCTGAATGGTATGCACCTGCAGGTTTAAATCGTGGTGGTTTATCAACAGTATTAGACGCTTATACTCGTTTAACTCACGCTGAAAGAGATGAGTTGTATGAAGGTCGCGTTAATCCTATTGCTACTTTCCCTGGTCAAGGTGTTTGTGTATGGGGTCAAAAGACTCTTCAAGCTAAACCTTCAGCATTAGATCGTATCAATGTTCGTCGTTTATTAATTGCTGTTAAGAAATACATTGCATCAGCTACTAAGTATTTAGTATTTGAAAACAATACAGCAGCAACTCGTAACCGTTTCTTAAATATCTGTAATCCTTATTTGGAATCAGTACAACAACGCCAAGGTTTATATAGCTTTAAAGTTGTAATGGATGAAACAAATAACACTCCAGATATCATCGATCGTAACATTATGTATGGTCAAATATTCTTGCAACCAGCTAAGACCGCTGAATTCATTATTATTGATTTCAACATCTTACCTACCGGTGCAGCATTTGCTCAATAATTAAAATTACAATAAAGATAAAGCCTCTAGAAATAGGGGCTTTTCTTTTGTTTTTAAGTATCATCATATTTATTAATATAAAAAAAACTGATGCCTAATATATAAATGGTATGGTTTTTACAAAAGAAAGATATTTATATTAAAGAAATACTAAACAAAAAAAACAATGGCTGAATTATTAGACCCAACCGAAATAATGTTTACCGCTTTTGAACCAAAAGTGGCTAACCGTTTTATCATGTACATTGAAGGTATCCCTGCTTATTTAATTAAAGCGACTAA